GCTTCACCATTGTTGACCGGCTGACCTCGAGCAAGTGCTCCGGGTTGACGCACAACTTGTTCCGGCATGTTGGGATGATGGCCCGCTTGCGCCCATCCGGAAGACGGTCCCGAAAGAGTTGGAAGGACCGGCGACGCACGAGCATCTGCTTTCCTTCATGGCTCGCCATCGGATAGCCGGCGCTATTGCAGTTCTGTGCCCAGAGCCAGCACGAGCCGTATTCATGGCAGCGGTCTTTGATGGTCTTTAGGTCGGGAAGGCTCATGCTGCAATTCCTTCGATGTACTGGCGAACAAAGCGCGCGAACCGTTCAATTGCTGCCTGACAATCAGCCGCGAGTTCGGGATAACGACACTGCTCCAGCCGCTGAATCGACTTCACGAGATAGGTCGGCATATCGTCGTCGGCCAACTGGTCGATCTCGAACACGTTCCAGCGGAAGCTGGTGGCGCCGAAGATGTCGAGATACAGCCGCCATTGATAGCCACTCAGGTAGCGGTCAGCATCGAAGCGGCTGGTCGTCTTGTGGTCCTCGATTCGCAGTCCGTCCAGCGCGTCGACCTGCCCGCTGATCGTGATCGGCTCGCCATCCACCATGTAGGTCTTCGATGCACGCAGTTCTCGGATCGGTGTCACCTCGACTTGCAGGGCATCGGCGAACATGAACCGATGCCCGAGCGCTTCGGCCTCGCTCACCTCCAGCCCACTGACCGCGTCTTCTAGGAACTGGTGGAACGCGGTCCCGGCCTGCATCGCAGCCGACGCCTGGAACTTGCCCGTGATCTTCTCGATAAGTTCTTCTACCGAGGCGTCCTCGTCGCGCTCATATTCGATGAACGCGCAGACGCTGGTAACCCTGTAGATCATTGCGCCGCCTCTTGCGTAGCGCGCACGATGTAGGCGTTTGCCTCCTTGTCGAAGATCAAGCCTTTCTCGATCGATGCGTGTACGAACAGCGCTCGCACTGCTTTCGGCTGGGCCTTCACCGCTTCCATCTTGCTATTGAAGTCGTCGGGCGTCTCAAGCGTCTCGATTGCTTCGCGCCAGTCGTTCAGAACCTTCTGCGCGGCGGCCTGTTCGGCGGTCATCGTATTCAGCCGATCCTTGATAGACTGCATCACGTCTGCGAGGAACGTCGGCGCCTTGTCCGGGTGCGGAATCTCGAGCGGTTCCAGCTGGCCCGGGTTCTTGCCGAACGCGGCATCGGTCGGGCTGAAGTTCAGCCAGCGCTTTCCTTCGCGGATCGTAATCCGGCCCATCGCGTCAGCGGCCTTGTAGATTTCGCCCTTCGATCCGCCTTGCACATCCAGGCGCTCGATGATGTCGTCGCCGTTGCGCTGCTCGTCCATGTGGGCAATCAGCACGATGTCCTTGCCGAAGCTGTTCAGTTGCTTCAGCCACGCGGTGAACTCTGCCTTCAGCGAGCCGTAGCCTGGCAGGGTCAGGGCACCCCCGCGGCCGGCCTTCGGGTTGCGCCGGATGATGTCGGCGGTCAGCGCATCCAGCGCCCGACCGGAAGTGTCCACGATGACCGTGGCGAAGCCGTCGAAGTCGGAAGCGGTCAGGTCCGCCACATCGCCCCAGGCATCGATCCGCACGCTGTCCTTGCGGTTCGCGGCGCGATAGGCGCCCCGGTCGAAGTCCAGCAACAGCGGCGTGTCAGCGGTGAAGGCGAGCGATGTCTTGCCGATGCCGGGCGGGGCATAGATGCAGACGTTCAGGCGTTCGATCTTGATGGTATCTATTGCGCGAATGATCTTGAGGGTCATGGTTCTTTCTCCGTTGATTGAATCGATCAGCGCTTCACCACAGCCCGCAAAGCGCGGGCAGGCTTGGATGCGAGTTCAGCGCGCACCCGGTTGAACGTCCGGGTGATGTCCGTGTCCGCCGCGTTGAAGTAGACGAACTCGAAGTCGTCGCCGGGCCTGCATTGCTTGCAGAGCTCTTTCGTCGGCAGCGCGATGCGCGAATATGGCGGTCGCTCGATGGGCTTGTTCATGTTTCTCTCTAGAAGTTAGGACCAGAGCCATGCTTTGAACGAATTCCCGTAGGCTGCGATTCCCCACACGATCAGCACCAGAGCGCAGACGCACAGGGTATCGACAATCCAGACGGTGGCGCTGGGCTCGATGGGCTTGCGGTAGCGCGGGCAATCGTGCGCTTGTTGGCAAGAGCCTGAGCAACAGATGTCGTCGTTCTTCACGGCATCACCCAATACGGGAAGATCGCCGACAGCGCAGCCGCAGCCATGACGATCAGGACCGCCACACCCAGCGTGCGCCGATTGAACGCGGGGAACTCGTCTTCTTTCATGGCTTCACCTCATCGCAAAGTCCGGCCATCTCATCGACCGCCGCGCATTGGTCAGCGGTCAATCCAGGCCATTCGGGTAGTTCTTGCGCATCGATTGCCTCCGATACTCGGCGGTTCTCGTGCAGGCGCTTCTTGATCGTCTCGATCATGGTCATGCGATCACTCGCCTCGCTCATCGGTTGCGCATTCGTCGCCAACCTCTTGCCAACGCTTGCTGCCGCGTGTGTGGATGTCATCCGGCCGTAGATCAGCCGGCGTTCCAGCCTTGCGATCCTGCGCGTCGATCAGCCGAGCAACCGCGGCAATGCGCCGCTTGAATTCCATGCTGACGTTCGCGTCCGACAGGATTTGATCGAGGATTCTGTTCATGCCGCTCTCCATGGATGAGTTTCCGGGTTTCAGACCATTCGACGCCGGCAAGGAATGCGATCCAGAGTTCGCTGTCCTTTGAATCGAATTCATTGTTCTCGCACCAAGCGACGAATGCCTTCCAGCATTCGGGGTAGGAGGATTGGCTCATCAGAAGCTCCCAAAACCCGAAGGCGCAACAGCGTCGGCCTCGTGCTTTCGATGGGCCTGAATCCGAGCCTGCCTCACGAGCAAGTTCTTCATCATCGGATCATCCAGAACCGAGTCGAACAGATAAACCACCTTGCTGCGCGAGCGCTCGATGCGCTTGGCGCCTTCGGCGATCTGCTCGCCGAGCTCGGCCAGGACAGCAGCCTGTGCCGCTTCCGACTCGCGATGGGACTTGACCAGGCGCATGCTGAAGTCGATCATTGCGCGGCTGGTGGCGATGAGCAGGGATGGCTTCATGCTCTTATCTCCGAGCGATGCCGCGAACCGGGGCCGGCGCCATGAAGCTGGATTTCGCGACGGGCTCGAACTCGAGCGGCGGGATCAGGTCCGGCGAACTCGACAACAGAAGACGTTCTTCACCATTGTTGCGCAGCACGACGACGATGAGCGCTTCATTGCTAATTCTGTGCGACTTCGGAGATGATGGCTTGGTCGACGGGTTCATCTGACTTGCTCCAACTTGGCTGCGGGACTGCAGCGGATGTAGAGACTCTAGTTGCTCGTTAACCATCCGTCAATAGCAGACCGCTAATTTATTTTCGCATCGAACGAACAAAGTGCTTGCAAGCGTGACAACCGCCCGTTAAGCTATGTGGCATGGACTTGCGAACTTATGTCGACGCCGAGCGCGGACGAGCCGCTGCGCTCGCTGCGGCACTTGGGGTAAGCCCCGTCATGGTTTCTCATTGGGCTTCTCAAATGAGGGGAGTGGCAATGGATCGTTGCACCGCAATCGAGCAGGCTACAGGCGGCGCCGTCCGGCGCTGGGACTTGCGCCCTGACGACTGGCATCTAATCTGGCCTGAACTGATCGGTGCCAAAGGAGCCCCTCGCCCTTTTCGGACAGGCGCAAAGGCGAGCGCCGCAAAGGCGAGCGCCGGGGTGCGGGCTAGATCAAAGGAGGCGGCATGAAGGCGGACCAGGGCGATGTTCTGAGTACAATTCAGTACGTAAATATCGAGGGCAAGCGCCTGAGCATTCATGAGCTCAGGACGAAGCATAAGCCTCCGCCTCGCGCTCCGGCATCGCCATTGAAGCGCACGTTTGATCGGCAATCCGCCAAGGCTTCCGATGGATTCGTCGTCACTGGATTCAGTCCAGAGCATCTGGCAAAAGCTCAGATCGAGCACGAGATAAAAATCGACCTAATCAAGGCGAGAAACGAGGCGCAGCGTCATGAGCAATCGCCGATATTCGAGCGTGTTCCTGACTTATGGAACGAGGACCGCTACATGCTCAATGCCAAGCCGCAGCGGGTTCGCCAGAAGCCCTACGAGCTCGCCGAAGCGGCCGACCTGTGCGCCCGGCTGGCGATCAAGTCGGGATGGCTGTGCGTGACGGTCGAAGAACTGATGAAGGCTTGAGCGGTCTTGGCATCATTGGCGGTTCGTCCATCAACAGAGGAAAGATCGACCGTGCAACAGACGGAAATCATCGCCGCCGCGCGCAGCGCATTCGAGGCGCTGGCCGGGCTTGACTTGGATTCGCGCATCGACGCAATCAATCTCATCCGCGAAGCGCTGTGTACGTATTCGCCCTTCGCTTCCGAGCCGGTCGACTGCGTGCGTTGGGTTCGCGCCGACTATGTGACCGCGAATGACTACAACCCGAATAGCGTGGCGCCTCCCGAGATGAAGTTGCTCGAGCACAGCATCACGGAAGACGGTTATACGCAGCCGATCGTCTCGTGGCATCGGGAGGATGCTGGTGTCTACGAGGTTGTTGATGGATTCCATCGACATCGCGTCGGAAAGGAATCAAAGAAAGTCAGCGCTCGCGTTCATGGCTATCTGCCATTGGTCGTGATCAATGAGAACCGCGAGGACAAAAGTGATCGCATCGCCGCGACGATTCGCCACAACCGCGCCCGCGGAAAGCACAAGGTCGAGGCGATGTCCGACATCGTGATCGAGTTAAAGCGTCGCAACTGGTCCGACGAGAAGATCGGCCGCGAGCTCGGCATGGACCCGGACGAGGTGCTTCGCCTATGCCAGATCACCGGCCTGGCGGAAGCTTTCGCAGATCAGCAGTTTTCCGGCGCGTGGGAAGTCAGCAACGAAACCGGCGCGGGCGGAGAAGTCATCTCCGATGCGCCCGATGATTATGAGCCGAAGGACAACGGCCGCATCCTTCATACGTGGGACAAGTGGGAGTGCTACCGGCACGGGTTCTATGCTGAGCGCCCTCCAAATGGCGCAACTCAGGAGGATGGCGAACGCGCTTACCGCGACTTCCTCTCTGATCTTGAGAAGTTCGGCTCAGCGCTGGAAACAATCACGCGGGATTGGTCAAACTCCTGCGAGCACTACTTGACGAATGATCGGATGAATCGCGTCGCGTGGCTCGGTCAGGCATCAGTCGCGCAGGCCCTTGGAATCCCATCCGGGTGCCGCGGCGGCTATCAGCAGCTCACGAACGAGCAGAAGTATGCGGCTGATCAACTCGCGCTGAAATACCTGAATGATTGGCTTCGAGCGCATGGGCGCGATCCATTGATGCTGTCCGATGCGGTTGGCCGCACTGAAGCGGAGTTGTACTGAATGACCGCGATCAAAAAGCCCATTGGCATCGACGTGCTAACCGCGGCGCGCGACCGTATTCGTTACGTCTTCGACCACTTCGAGGCGATCTATGTCAGCTTCAGCGCTGGCAAGGATTCGAGCGTGATGCTGCATCTCGTGATGGACGAGGCGATCAAGCGCAATCGCAAGGTCGGCGTGCTGCTGATCGATCTTGAGGCGCAGTACGAACTGACCATCAGGCATGCCGAGCAGATGTTCGACATGTACGCCGATCACATGGAGGTTTACTGGGTATGCCTGCCGATCAAGCTTCGCAACTCGGTGAGCAACTATGAGCCTGTCTGGTGCGCCTGGGACCCCGAACGCAAAGACGACTGGGTTCGTCCCATGCCGAAGCGATTGGGCGTCATTTCCGATCCGGCGTTCTTTGATTTTTTCGAGCCCCGTATGGAGTTCGAGGAGTTCATCGAGCTATTCGCCGCCTGGTACAGCAAAGTCCGAACAACCGCCGCCTTCATCGGCATCCGCACCGACGAAAGCCTGAACCGCTTTCGCACGATCGCGGTATGGGACAAGGCGACGCACTTCGGCAAGCGCTGGACGACCGAGGTCTGCCCGGGTGTATTCAACGCCTACCCGATCTATGACTGGCACGTCTCGGACATCTGGAAGTACCACGCGCAATTCCCGAAGAAGCTGCACAACGAGGTCTATGACCGCATGCACCTTGCCGGCCTATCACCGCATCAGATGCGCCTGTGCCAGCCCTATGGCGACGATCAGAAGCGCGGCCTGTGGCTCTATCATCTGATCGAGCCGCAAACCTGGGGCAAGGTCGTGGCGCGCGTTAATGGCGCTAATAGCGGTGCGCTCTATATCGAGGAGCGAGGCAACGTCACCGGCTACAACAAGATCACGCTACCGCCTGGGCATACGTGGCGCTCGTTCTGCAACCTGCTGCTCGCGACCATGCCGGCGATCACGCGCGACCATTATTTGGTCCGCTTCAAGTCCTGGCTGAAGGGTTGGCACGAGCGCGGCTACCGCGACGGCATCCCGGACTACGCGCCGCCCGAGCTCGAGAAGAAGTATTGGGCGCCCTCATGGCGTCGCATGTGCAAGGTGCTACTGCGCAATGACTGGTGGTGCAAGGGGCTCGGCATGCAGCAGCCAAAGAGTGCCGCTTATGCGAAATACATGGCAATCAAGAAGGCAAGAAAGAGCGAGGTAACCGCGTGATTGATCCGACCATCCTGAAAACCGTAGAACGGCGTGTCCAATCAGCGCGCGACATATACGGCGATCTCTCATCCTCGCACGAAGCCCTCGGCGTTGCGATGGAGGAATTCCAAGAGTTGATCGAGGCGATCCACAAAAACGACATTAGGAACGTCCGGCGCGAGGCCTCCGACCTAGCGGCGATCTGCCTGCGGCTTGCAGAGGCCTGCGCATTACCGTCCGATGCGTTTGCGAAGCGCAGCGGGTTCATGGAGTCAGATTCGCACTGGCTCGGCGCCATCTGATGGACGAGTTACGCCCGTCGCCGTATCCGTCCGATACCCGCGCCAAGGGTTGGCGGTTCGAGCTCGACTACGAAAAGATCGAGCAGTCGGACACATGGGACATTGCCAACGAGGTCCCACTTGCGCAGCACTGTCTGCTGTTGATGTGGTATGTCGCCTGGAAGCAGGTGCCGTGTGGAAGCATGCCGGCCGATGAAGCGACCATCCGCGCGAAGTGCAAAGTCCCGGCCAAAGTGTGGCCGACGGTGCAGTCGGTGTTGATGCGCGGCTGGTGGCTGGCAGACGATGGCCGGCTGTACCACGACACCATCGTCGCGCGCGTTCTTGAAATGCTGGAGTACCGCCGCAAAACGGCGGAGCGCGTTGCTAAGCACAAGCTAGCGCAGCATGAGCAACGCGACGCTAACGCGTTACCTACGCGTGAGTCTCGCGATAAGAACGACACCGGAACCGGAACCGGAACCATTACTTCTCAACAGGACAAGCCTGTTGAGAAGCGTCGCGCAAGACGCGACCATGCTCCCGTCTGCCCATCCGACGTTGATGCACAGGTTTGGAGCGATTGGCTTGAACTCAGGCACAAAAAGCGGGCTCCAGTAACCGTTACCGTTATCGAAGGCGCCTATGGCGAGGCGCAGAAAGCCGGAATGTCGCTGGAGGAATTCCTGCGAATTTGGTGCAGGCGTGGCACTCAGGGACTGGAAGCAGCATGGTTAAAGCCGGATGAGCGCACGTCACCGAAGTCCTTTCACGAGCTCAAAGCTCAAGCCGCGGCGAACCGTGTCGCTGAGTTCGCGCCGCGCGTGGCCGCTAGGACGCAGCAAACCACCACATTGGAGACGATCGATGTCCCTGCCAGACTCCTGGGTTGAAGAACTTTTCTCGCGCCTCGCCGTGCGTTACGGAACGGCATGGACGCGAATGTGGGAAGGAATCGACGCTGGCGCCGTGCGCGCGGACTGGGCGAACGAGCTTGGCGGCCTCGAGACGAACCCGGACGCGATCAAGCATGGCTTGGCGAATCTGCCGCCCGATCGACCGCCGACAGTCACGCAGTTCAGAGCGCTTTGCATTGCTAGGCCCGAGCCGAAACAGCCGCAACTTCCGGCTCCGAAGGCCAGCGAGGAATCCATCAAAGCCGCAAAAGCCAGCGCCGCGCGCGTAACCAGTGCCTCCGGGAATAAGGATTGGGCGCGTGCTCTGCGCAGTCGCGAACAAGGCGGCGAACGGCTGTCTGCGGCGCAGCGAACGATGTGGCGCGAAGCCCTGAAAGACGAGGCTGCCGCATGAAACAAGGTCCGCAGGTCGAGAGGTACGCCGCCATGGTCGATTTCCTCGTCAAAGCCCCGCGCACCACCGAAGAAGTCTGCAGGGAGCTCGGGCTGATCGAGCAATCTGCCAGGCGTTGGCTGAAGGCTCTGTATCGGCTCGGGCGGCTGAAGAAGGGCGAGGCGCCGCGCGT